TTTATTATTTTTTTCTTCAAATTCCCATGTATAATCTCTAAGATCATTGGAAAATGCGTACAATCCATCACTGCCAAAAACCACAGTCTCATTCAGATGATTTTTATATATAATCTGCTCAAGCATTGTCTACACTCCTTACAAGTCGTGCAAATTCTCTGTCATTAACATCAATGGAGTCAGGAATTTGCTGTAATATCTTTTTCATTAATGTGATCACCTGCTTCATAAGTGCCTCCAAGGCCTCTGTATTACCCATGGCTCCCTGCATTTGTGTAGCAACCCTGTTAATCCACTCGGTGTTTTTTTCAAGCGGTACAATAGCTTCTGCACCATCCTCACCTGCTATAACTGTTCTTCTTCCTTTGTCAAGTACACCACCTTCCGCGAGCTGTGGCACATCCAACTTGTTAAGCTTACTTATCTCAACACCCGGAATATGATTGATTACTCCAATACATGCATTGATGGCAGATATGAAACCGTTAATAATCCCAATAGCCTTTGAAAGTACCCAGTTAATGGCTGACGAAAAAGCATTTGAAACTGCTGAACCAATAGCTCCACCGATTGATGTGAATATATTCTTGATTTTGTTCCATACACCTGTGAAGAATGATCCAACTGATGAAAAGGCATTTTTTATGCCATTCCAGGCAGATGAGAACTTCTCACTAAACCATGATCCTATATTTCCAAATAGATTAACAATAGTGTTTTTACAATTTGTAAAGAAATTGCCTATGGCTGTAACCTTTGCACCAATCCAGTCTGCCACAGCCTGGAATATCTCGGTTGCCTTTGCTTTTACCTCATCCCAGTGCTGCATAAGAACTACGCCTACAGCAATCAATATGCCTATTGCAGCTATTATAAGCGTTATTGGCGATGTCAAAAATGCAAGGGCTGTACTAAACGCAGTTGTTGCTGCTGTTGCAATAGTTGTAGCCACTGTATGAGCTGTTTCTGCAACAGTAAGTGCACCAACTCCTACTGCAGTTGCGGCAAGCTGTGCAATTTGTACAATGCCTCCTGCATTACTTATCGCCTGTGCTGCATTGTAAGCTATTATAGCTGTGGTGATAGTTGCTATGCCTATTGCCAGAAGTTCAAGTTGAGTCTTATGCTGCTTGCACCAGCCGATTGCCGATGATATGGCACTGGATACAGAATTCATTGCAGATACAACCTTTTGATATGCCAATATCACCTGCTGATACATATTCTTAATCAGTTCTATAGTTGGTTCAACTAAGCCTGCCAGTTTCTGAAATGCTGCCTGTATAGTTGGCATTGCACTCTCTACCGCGCCAATGACTTTTTCAGCTACAGGAAGTAATGCTGTTCCTAGCTGTGTTGTCAAGTTTTTCAAAGTGTTCTTAATCTTATTGACTCTTGCTTCGGTAGTATTGCTCATCTTAGCTGCAGCCTGTTCCGTAGCTCCTGACACTTCCCCCATTGACTGTATACACTTGGTAAGATCCTCAGCGTTGCTTTGAAGAACTGTAGCCGCCTTACCTGCCTCAGCACTTCCGAACATATCACCCATTGACATTCCTGTTCGATCTGCCTCATCCTGTAAGATACCAAGGACATCTGTAAGAGACATTCCGGAGTCCATGCACTCCTTAAATGACATTTTCGTTTTCTTTTTAAGAATATCCGACGCAATTGTTCCTGACTTTCCAAGCTCATTCAGCATACTATTCATGTATGTTGTGGCTTCAGCAGTGGCAATACCATTCTTGGTTACTTCGGCATACGCTCCGCACAACACATCCAGGCTGACACCATACGAATTAGCCGTAGGAATAATCTTACCCATTGAAGACGCTAATTCATCAACTGTGGTTTTACCTAGGTTCTGTGTGTTGATAAGCATATCCGATATCTTGCCAGTATCATTTACAGAAAGTCCATATGCATTAATAGCAGTTGTGAGCACATCAACAGCCGTGGCGGTACTTGTAAAGCCACCTTTGGCAAGTGCCGAAGCCTTTTTTGCAAATTCTATAGCATCATCCTGTGCAACTGACGCAGAAATAGCTGAGTACACAGCTTCTGACATTTCATCTGCTGCAATTCCAGTCTCAGTTGACGCCTCAAGAAGAGCCTTCTTATACTTCTCCATATCTGCTTCAGATCCGGATAAAAGAGTCGAAACCTTGGCAAAGTTAGTTTCGTAAGCTGCTGCAGATTTTACTGACATCGTTGTCAATGCCGCTGCTGCTGTGGCTGTTACTGCAACTGCTTTGGCACCCCATTTAGCAAGAGATACCATGCCGGCCCCCAACTTCTTACCAAATTCAGCCACTGTCTCAGATGCACTATGAAGAGATTTATCATATTTATCAGCTGCTGCCGTAGCGTCAGCAAGCTTGGTCCTGTTTTTACTCAGTTCTTTTGATACACTTTCTATCTGCCCAGCGACTTCTTTTGCTTCCTTTGAGTTTTTCCCCTGTGCAGCACACAGATCTACATATCTTTTTTTCAGTTTCTCAAGACGTGTCTCCTGCTGCCCCACTGTAGTGGTAATGCTTGCTAATGATTTATTGGTCTTCTCAATCTGTTTCTCCTGAAAACCTTTCTTTACAGCTTCGCCTATGTTCTTAAAGGACTTAGACATTTTCTCTTCGGAATTCTTAGCCTTTTTGGTTGTATCATCCAATGATTTCTCAGCCTTGCTCGTATTGATCAGAACAGTTCCAAGTATCTTAAATATCTCCACCTAAGTACACCTCCCTTCTTGTCTTGTAAATTAAAAAAGGACACACTATCATGTGTGTCCTATGGTTCAAAATTTTCTATAATAGACATTGAGTCTTTTATGGTTGCTTCAAGTTCCCCCCTGCTCATTGCTTTTGGTCTTGGTTGGACATTATGTTCGTCCTTAGCAGTGTAACCACCCTTACATCTCGCCCTAAAGTCAACGAATGATATATTTTCCCATACCTTACTTAAGTACAGCTGCCACAATTTATCATCATCATCACGTCCTATAATAGTATATACAAATTCCTCAAAGCTCTCAGCCTCCAAGATGGAATTAAGCAGAGTATATGGATCTGAATATCTGTGAAATATCAGGTCCATAAATTTTAAATATCCTACTGTTTCTTCAGTAACAATCTTGAAGCAACCTTTGTAAAATCCACAAATCCTGGAAGCTTAATAACGTCATACACCATCTCCAAAAACATGGACAGATCTAACCTTGATATTTCATCAGCTGACATATTAGAAAGGCAAGAAAGCACCTTAAACACTTCTGCCTGACAGTCCGATAATCGTTCAACAACTATGTCCGCAAGTTCAAAGGCAAATCCAATGCCAAGTGCTTCCAGTGCAGAGTCCCCAGCCTCCTCATCTGTACCTGTTTTTTCTACAAGTGCCTTGATCTTCTCGTTATCAACTATGTTTTTTAACTCTCTGATACCAATCTTGCTAAGAAGTTTCAGAAATGGACTAATGTCCTTGGCCTGAGGATTTCTAAGGATATATGTTTTCGTACTCTCAAGCTCCTCTATAGCCACATTGCCGTCCTCTGCTGCTCCCATCACTTCTGCATTCTTTAAGTCTGTTGCTTCATTAATATCTATCACCATACGAACCTCCTACTATAATTAATCATTAATGGCACTGCTTGCCATAGACTGCTGTGCCTGCTCTTCTGTAGTTCCCTGAGGAAGATATATATGGTAAGGCAATGTGTCTGCTGCCGGTGAAAGATTGGAATAACATTCAATGGTATATGCGAATGTTCCATTTTCCTTATTTTTACCATCAATCTCAAAACCTGATGTACAGAGGGCGGTGTCAAAGATTACAATTACAGGTCGGCCATCCAAGAACCTTCCGATGTAGCCGAAGTCGTCAATATAGTCTCCCTCTTCTATTCTTGCCTTTGACTCGATTACATCATAACCATCTACTGTAGAGTCACCATCCTTGCCAATGACTGCCATCTTAATTGTATCCGGCGTGAGCTCTACCATATTGGTCTCAATCTGTGCAGCCTCTCCTGTTTTAAGCGTAAGTTCCTTCATCTTAACAAGAGCACCATCGAGCTCAATATCCTTGAGCTCCGGCTTAATAGACAGCTTGGTTCCACCTGATGTGGCACCAATAAGACTTTCCGCAAAATTCCACTTCTTAGTGGTGCTATCAAATTTAAGTCCTTTATGGATAGTTCCTGCACCGAACACCATATTCTTCGGTGTGTTCTTCGTAATTCCTGATGACTTAAACTCCTCAAATGTTAATGCCATATTTAATTCACTCTCCATTCCTTAACTGATAAATTAATCTGTATCCTTTTTATAGCCGCATTCTCTTCCCTGACAGGGAATGAATTTGTATAAAAAACGCCAATCCCTGAACCATCTTCAAAGATTGCCGTCTTTCCTGTTGTAGTATTAAATAGTCTTTCAATAGCTTCTTTTGCTTCTTCAAGCTTCAACCATGAATTCTTGGAAAATCCAGTTAGTATAAATGACGCTTCATGCATTCCATCTTCGTTCATTGGCTCTGTTTCCTGGTATTCTCCTACAAAATATGGATAAGCAGGTATTGACTTCCATTCCATGAATGAATATCTAATACCGATTGAAGCCAAGCTATCACTTATGAACTTCAATGCTTTACTTGTCATTTAAAGCCCTCCCGGAATACATTTTCTGCATGGCGTACTATCTTGGGTTTTGTTGCTTCAAAAGCCTTTGCCAGAGCTCTTCTTGGCTTCTTGCCATGCGTATGATGGAACTCTCCCCTGTCATCAGCATATGTCCATCCGCCCTTCCTGCCATCACCATTAAGAGCATATTCACCTGTTCCCAGCTCTTCCCATATGGCATTTTCAAGAGGTGATCCAACTGTAGCTTTCTTATTCTCTTCTTCAACTACATAATCCCATGAGTTTTTCAACTGCCCTGTATCTACCGCAGTGTTCCGCTTGACCATAGATTGCACTTCTCCGGCAGCTTCATATAAAAAATTAATGGCTGCTTCATTAAGTGTACCTATCACCTCTACGAGATTATCTTCAAACTCCACGGCCATATTACTCATCTCCTATATATGTAAGATATATTTCTAATTGCTGGTGCATTTCCATAGGATCATCAATGTATTTCACATCATATATACCCTTGCCAATCACCATTCTGGAATTACCGGAAGCAATACAACTGTCAAGATCGACATAATCCGCCACAAATATATGTGTTGACTCCTGAACTTTTGCATAATATGACGTATACTTTGAGTCACCTGACATTAAATCAAGCCACCCACATATGAGCTGAACAGCTTCCCATTTTTCCTCATCCTCGCCTATTTTATTCTTAGTCACGGATTTAACCTGAAATACACCATCTATGTTTCCACCTATCATCACTATCCTCCTAGAACCGTGCTTTCATATACGGCTTTAAGAAGCCTATAAGCGACTTAGGGTATCCCAGTGCTGAGTTGTCCCCATCCATATTGAAATACGTCACAGAATGCCTGGATATAGTCTCAGACTGTATTCCCACTTTGCTTCTATTCTCAAGATCCCACTTGATCATATTAACAACTCCAAGCTTAATATCCATAGGATATTCAACTTTGGTCACAATTACATTTGTGCCTTCCAGTACATCCCTATCAACCTTAAACGTTGAAACTTCAACCTCTGTCACTATATATATTCCATCATTCATAGGGGAGTTTGAAATCTGAATGGTATCACCAATCTTAAACGGCACCAACACATCTGATAGAAATACATCCTTTACTATATCTGCAGTAACTCTATATGCTCTTTTTTGGAAGTTATTATTAGTATATTTCCTTATAAGCTGCTCAACCGCTCTAAGCTTTGCTTCAAGTAGCAGATCAGTCTCTTTCGTGGTAATATACTCTCTCAATTCTTCAACTGTCATTATCATTAGATCACCGCCTATTCACTTTTCTTTCTTCGTGTTGCTGCCTTCGGTGTTGTTGCCTTGATGCTGTCAAGTCTGCCCTGGCACTTAGCCAGGATTGATAGTTCTGAATAGGTCACATCAGGCACAGAAGCCATTTTAACTTCTGCACCCACTGTGAAACCTTCATCATCCCATCTGACAGCATATGCCTTGTTATCAGCATATAAGTAAGGCAGACCATCAACGATAATAAATCTGTTCATGGTGCCACTCCTTTCTATTAGCCGTTAGACTTGATCATTCCAATCTTTACATTCTTAGGATTGAACTTAAGTGACCAATTTGTAGCTGTACCAAGTTCAGCAAATGTTGGTGATTCACCTGTGATGTTGTCAACATTAAGTGAAAGACCATTTGGATGAAGAACCTTACCCTGCTTTGTGTAGAACATGTCTGTTCCTGCTGCAGTCTCTGGATCATAGTCTGTTGTGTACTGCTTTTCATAGTTGTTCTTATCTGCTGATAAGAATGCACCTTCACCAAGAAGGTATGTCTTATAGACAGGGAAGCCTGCAACAGCTGTATCTGCTGTGTAGTAGTCTGTTACAAATGGAATCTTGCCGTTGATCTTTGGAAGTGTGATTTCCTGCTGAATAGCCTTTCCTACGACATACTTGTCATACTCCACAAGTCCAAGCTTCTGATAAGCAGCATAGATCTTTGAATGCATGATCATAAGACCAAGACCGCCTGCCATGTCTCCAAGTGCCGCCTGTTCAGCATCAATCACTGTTGTTTCAGTAACCTTGTTTGCTGCTGCAACAGTTCCTGAAGTGACTGATAAGTCTGTGACATGACTTGAAAGTGCTGACACACCAAGAACGGCATCAAGAATGTTCATTAACTCTCTTTCCCATACCTGTGTGTAGTAGCTTGAGATCTTGCCCTTGATTAGATCCAAAGGCTTTGCACCTGTTAATTCCTTTGTGAAGTCCTTGGCCTTGAATGCCTTCATTCTCTGGGTAAGCATACATGTCTGCTTCTTGCCTGAGATCTCAACAGGTGTATTGTTTGTATTGCCATCATTATTGAGTGGCAGCATGTTTGTGTCATAAATGTTGAGTGGTGTATATATTGGAATGGTTGCCACGTTACCGCTTGAACCAATCGCATCCATGATTGATGGATCATTCTGTACTACTCCTGAAGCAAGGATTTCATTTCTCCAATAATCCTGCTCCTGCATCATGTCTGTGAAGACCTCTTCATCAAATGAGAATCCACCAAATAATCCTGTTCTAGCCATATTTTTTACCTTTTACCTTTCTTACTGTTTTCCTGCGTACTGGTTGTACAGGGATTCATTTTCAGCTTTGAATTTGCTTCTTTCCTCAATGCCCATCTTCTGGAACTGTTCCTTTGTGACAGTCTGTTCTTTGGTTCCATGCTGAAGCTTGTTTTCAAGGATCTTCTTGTTACCATCTGAAGATGCTGATCTGAACATTGTTGGAAACTGAACCTTTAAACCTGAAAGCTTATCAGCCCATCCCTTGATGTTGTCGTTTTCATCAACTTCAAGTGCTTCACCCTTTTCCTTAAGCTTTTCATTCAGCTTGAATGTGAGATAGTCCACATCAACGGCACCTTCAGTCATAAGTGCAACCTTAAGTGCGGCCTTCATCTTTGTTTCAGCAAGTTCTGCCTGCAGCTTTGCATTCTCAGCTTCATATTCTGTGAACTTCTTCTGCATGTCTTCATTGCCTTTAGATGCCTTTTTCAGTTCTGCAATCAGGTTGTTTGCATTTGTGATCTCTGTATTTTTGCCTGTCATAGCTTCCTGTAGAGCATCATATTTGCCTTTTCCTACATATTCACCAGAACCGAGGTTACCAATCTTAATCTGCTTATCCTTGTTTGCTTCGTCACCATTGTGTGCATCTATCTTTTCCTTAACCTGTGCAAACAGTTCTTCTCCAAGAATCTCTTTTAAAAAATCCATAATGTGCCTTTCGTTTGCCTTTGTTTTTTATCGTGGTATCTCCACCGGCAAGAACAGTTTTAATGCCATATTCAGGGCAAAATGTGAAGGTATAAATGCCACCTTCCGGGCATAAAAAAAGCACCCTTTGTGGATGCATATGCAATCATTATTTAATTAATCCAAGTAGCTTTTTCCATGTTTTACATCTTGCAGTAATCTCACCATCTACCACACAGCCATGCATTTTCTGGTATGATTTCACAGCGTTTGTGAACAATGGACCTGCTATGCCGTCAGGCGTGCCACATACATATCCCAACTTATTCAGATACACCTGAACAGCCTTTACTGCTGCATGCTTTCTGTTCTTTTTTGCGGACAATGTGACAGTCTTGCTTAGTGTTTCTGGCCCTGCTATGCCATCAACCTTGGCACCACATGCCTTCTGCACAGCCTTAATGAACTCCTTCTTTGCATCAACTGTTGGTGTAGGAGTTGTTGGGATTACAGTTCCTGTCTCATCATAATCAGGTCTGTATACTCCAAGTATAAGATCACTGGTTCTCTTTTTGATACAAACCATACCACCATTAGATTGTGAGCCCTGTTTATCAGGCGAGGTATTCCCTTCAATAGCCATGACATATCCGTCATATACCTTATAGACTATACCCACATGATCAGCATCAGGGATCTTGTCAAAATTGTAAAGAACTACATCACCAGGTCTGAAACCATTTGTATGCCACTTTTTAACTGACTTTGCCCATTTCATTAAGGTTGTGCACGAAGCTGTTTTTTTACCGCCATAGAATAGAGCAGATGCACCACACTCTCTGAATATATCCCAAACAAATGTCATACACCATCTATACTCTGCCCCACTTACAACAATGCCGTAATAATCTGTATTGAATTTTACATTATTATTGTACTTTTCGGTTACGCCAACATAGCTTAATGCCTTATTTACTATAGTGCTTGCTTTCATTAACTATTCCCCCTTTCCTATCTGTTTGTACACCTGGTTCACGCCGGTTGACGCCAGTCCAGATACGATGCCAACTGCAATAGCATTTAATAGATCCTGTGCAGGGAAGTCAGGAATCACATACATTCCAATGACACCAAGAATGCCACCAGACACTCCAACGATCACAGGAATAAGCTCATCTTTAACGCCTGGAATTACCTTTGCGGCAAGCCCAATCAGGTATGTGATTACTACTATAGCAAGTACTGTTCCTATCTGTGTTATATCCATGTTTTTCACCCTCTTTCTTAAAAATTTGCATGAAAAAAGGCAGCCTATTGACTGCCTGTATTTCTGTTATTTAATTATAATATGTATTAGTGCTGTCGCTCCAATGCATATGTCGTCAGAGACCCACAGTACGAGCAAAAATTATCATCATCTTGAAACACTCTATGCTCACACATTATGGTCTTGTTAGCCGAACATCTGTTAGGCTCTTTCTCTAATTCAATACCACACTTTGTGCAGTAATTTTCTAACTCAGTGTATTTTCTTTTGCACTTAGGACATATTTTTTTCATTCTAAATCCTTTCTGACACTAAAAAAGCACTCTGCATCTTATTGCAAAGTGCCCAGTTACTGTTCTATCTTCTTTAGGAAATCAACAGGAAGTTTTATATTGTATTTTTTTATATGGTATATTAGGAAGTCACACCATTCATATTCTCCATCACTATATACAGAAAAACTCGGTGCAATAGTTTCACCAGTCAGGCAATCAATCGCTGCCCTAGGACACCCTGCAATACGTTTTTGCTTTGAAAGATAATTAATAATCTTATCCTTATCATACGAAACTTTATTTTCAATATTATCTTTTATACTTCCATTATCCGCATATAGTTTCATCTCACTAAAAAAACCTATATTTTTCATTCTTCAACTCCGTTATTGAATATTCTCCAATGTCCTATATTCATATTGGGACTTCCTACAAACATAATTCCCTCATTAGGTGCAAAATAAACATCATCATCAGGCGCCTTTACTCTCACACCAAGTTCCTTAGAAAGCTGCTGAGCAAAACTGTTATTACCCTTTCCCGTTGAACAAGAAGCCAACCTTATATCTCCACCATGATATCCATTTTTCTGTAAATAATCAGCAAATTCCTTAGCTGTGAAATTCCTAGGTTTTCCGTCAATTATTTTCTGAACTGATTCAGGCGAACCGTGCAAACCAATATCTTCAAAACCCGGTTCCTCCTCAATACTAAACATATCAAGGTAAAGTGGATCATTTTTATCAAATAAATTAATTCCTAGCTTTATTATATTATCATCACTTGATTTTTCAAGCGTTTTATCGTAATGTTTTTCAACATCCTCATCAGATATTCCCAGATACTTATTCTTATAATCCTCAAAATCCTCTGACTTGTCAATCCCAAAATATGTAGCTCTATCCTGTAAGGTCTTTAGTTCATCATCATCTAATGCCCATCTAGCTCTGGATAACAACGCACAACGGCAGTTACAGTCTTGTGCAGGATCACCAAACATACCCGGAGCTGAGACAGAACCACCAGACCACTTGAAGTCATCATCTATCTCAGCAATCTTACCATCAAGCTCTCTATGAGCGTCCCTAGTGGCACTATCAAGCGTAGCGTCCCACTGCTTCACCATGTCAGCACCTTTGGACTTTGCCTTTCTTTGTGCGTCCATAGTTGACTGTACCTGAACTCTATGTCCCTCTGTCCTTGCTATCCTTACAGAGTTATTATACGCCCTATTGAATGGGGTATGCTTAAATGATCTACTCATATTCCCGGCAACTTCATTCCATGTAAGTCCGGCAGCTATACCTCTTGACAGTTCTGAGCTGACAGATTTCTTAAGTGCCCCTACATCCTCGCCCAGTCTATCATATAGGCTTTTACTCAGCTTAGATTTTAACTGTATAGCCTTTGCTATAGCATTTTTGTCAACTGGAATAATAAGCGGTATCCCCTGACCAGCAAGATCGTACATGGTCCCTACAAAGCCATTCTGATAACATTGTGCAAGATAGTCTGATATCTTAGCATATGCACCTGACTGTAGATTTGCCATAACCCCTTCAAGCTGCCTCTTTAGAGCTTCTTGATACTGTTTCTGGTATATTACAGACTGTAGGTTCTCCATATCGGTTCTTGATGATAATTCTCGTATCTTCTGATTGCAGTCTCTTAATGCTTGTTTATATGTTTGCTTAAGCCCCTTAAGTGTCCGGCTTTCTATATCAAGGCAGCTCTGCAATACTTCCTTTTGCTTTTTATTCATCTGTCACAACACCATCCAATGCCGTCTGTGCCTTAGTTGTAAGCTCCTCTTCATCCTTTGGCAGTTTATCCTTCAACTCCATATAATCAATATCTAATGTGTCACAGATCATCTGAATCACTGTGTCACTATCAATCGTATTGGCAAGGCTCAATATAACATTTATTTCAATCTGCTTCCTCTGTGCTTCTGTCAGTTCGATCTGTGCATTCTCCTGTGCATTTGTCATGACCTCATGTTCAAAGCAGAAATACACGTCTTTAATTTGATAATCAGTGCCGTTGTTGCTGTTAATCTCGGCAACAACGACCTTAAGAATCTTTCTTAAGAACTGCTTAAGCCTGATTTCAAGTTTATTGCACTTCATGTCAAGCAATGCATAAGCTGACTTGATAGCAATGTTTGTAGTTGCATTGGTGTCCTTCAAGCCTGCTGTATTTAATGCCATACCAAATCTGTAGATGTTCTTTTCATCCAATTCAAGCTTTGCCTGCCTTGCCTGGTATGGAATGTCTACAGTCTTAATCTCAAGTCCTGCTCCTGCATCAGACGATTCCATTCCTATAAGCTTCTTTGTCTTCAGGTTCTGCTGCAATTCATCCAGGTTGTCACCTTCAAAGCCTTTGACAACATGAATAGGTGTATCGAAGTCCACAAGGTTGTTCGACAAGGAACAGCTGTGAAGGTCATAATCATCAATCAGATCCTTGATTGTCTTTAAGTTGCTTACCTGCTTCTTGTTATTGTCGAGCCTAAAAAACGGGATGAATCCCAGGCTGTCATAATATGTTTCAGATTCTCCTTCTTTGGAATACAGGATGTGTGGCTTGGGATTAATTTCAACATAATCATCAACCAGGATTTCGCCATCATCACTCTGTGTGTAGTACCATGTCTGTTCATCATCCCATACCTGGATTCTTTTAATCACATGACCATCAATGTCAATTCTATCAATCAGCCAATATATCACATAGTCTCTGCCATCCTGTGTGAACCTGCCTTCAACCTCTATTACTCCAATAGAATCAGCACATTCAAACGCAAGCTTATTGTCTGCATTCTTGTACGCATACATATATTCAAAGCCTTTTGACATGCAACCTGTCAGACATTCTGACAATTCTGCTGTGAAGTCTTCATTCTCATTGAAGTACGCATCAAGCTCATTCTGCAATTCTGGTACATCTGACCTTATGAATTGTTCCCCAGACAGGATATACTGCACTGCCTGGTCAACCTGCTCTGTGAAGAACGGATGTGATATCTTGATATTGCTTCTCGTTTTATCTTCAACCAGATTTCCATCTAAATTGTAATAGAAAAGCCTGTAGTCCTTGATATCGTGCTCTCCGTCATAGTATCTCGCACCAGTTACTGCATTCTTTTTCTTAATTGATGCCGTGTCTTCATTTATGAATTTTCTTATTTCCTCTATCGTCAGCAAATATATTCACCACCTCATTTATCCCTCATCAGGAAGTTCAAGCACGAGCTGATTTGTATTGCTCATCGGGCTACTCTTTCCGTCACTATCTGTCAAAAAGAAGTTCTTTCCATTGAGGGTAAAGTGGTAGTGCCCGCCACCTGTGCTTTTCAGGCAGATAGGAAGATATGCACCATCCACTATAAGGGCACCATCATTCAGATCAATGGTAAGTGGTGTCAATTTTGTGAAGTTCTCATTGCCTGTGTTCCACAATATATCTGAGTTGTCAGTGTATCCTATTGATCCATCAGAACTTATGAATGTAAGCTTTGAATTACTAACATATACGCTTGCTATGTATATCGCAACTTCCTGCTCATCATTCAATGCATGTGCTTTCACGATGAGTGCCTTAAGTGAATCGACACATTTATTATTAGAAAGTCCAAAAGCTACACTGTTATTCTTTCCTAAGATGTATGAGAAGTGAGCCACATTATTATCTCTATTGTCTAAGCTTATGCTGTATATTGGTGAGTTATTATGGGATGGCTTTGTTCCATCCTGATACATGCATATATTCAAGCTATTACTGATAAGTTGGAACAAGAATCCTGTGGTACTATTCTCACCTCTGAATAAGCACCAGGTAGTATCATCTATCTTATTGACACTGCATCCAATAGCTGTTGCTATCTCCTGTATCTTCTCATCTGTTACATCTGGAAGATATCTTCCGGACGCGCCCATTTTCTGTAACTGTATTATTTTAATCTTATTACTCATCACTCTTCTCCTTATATTCATCATAATCATGTGCTACTTCGCCTGCTTCTACCATTAACTGATAAGCTGAGTAGTCTTCTGATGTGCCTACAAATTCACTGTCATAAGCAACTGTAAGCGTTCTTGAAGTTTGTCCTGCCGATAATGTCCAGTAATCCACCTGGCTATAGTTTTCTGAAAAAAATTGAACAGTGAATGATGGGTGAGATGTATCCTGGCACGATAGGGTTATTGAATCGCCTTTCGTAAGTTTCCACGGATACAGCACTCCCGGCTGTGCTCCCAATCTGTTTAGTGACACTACTGTTGGCTCTTTTGTAGTCGCCACTCCAATTTCAGCTGCTACGATTCCTTTGCCTTTGCCTGAAACCATCTGACATGTTGCTTCACCATAGGTTTTGACCTCACCAAAAGGTGATGGTGCCACGCCCTTTTCTAATATTGCAGCCAAGTACCTTTCTTCTCTCGTTATAGGCTCTTCTGGTACGTCATTTGCAATACCCGCAATAGCAGCTAAGTATCTTTCTTTTCTTGTTATAGGCTTTTTTAAATCGTCCATTTGAATGGTCCTTTCTGTATATGTTAAAGACATATTCTCTTTCTTTTCCGCCATCGTTCTATGCCATACCTTAATGCTGCCATGGCATCGTCCTGAAACGGCACAGGCTCATCAAGGTATGTGTTTGTCTTTTCATCATGTTTCCACTTCCACTGTTGCAACTCCTTGATGGTATTGACACATTGCGGATGTACATGTATCTTTCTTTTGACCGCCTTACTTTTCGACACAACACCTTTAAGCCAGTCAATCTGTGCCTTAACAGAGCCTTGTGAACCACCCTTATCAACCGGCTTGGCTCTATATCCGGCTTCTTTCCACATCTTGATCCTGTCAGGTTCTGCGCTGTCGCACCACATTTCCTTGTTCATTGGAATATCTGCTTCCTGTGCAAGTGGTATAATCTCCGATGTATCCTTTTCAAAGCAATACACTTCATTAAGAATGTATATATCATCATCTTTAATACCAAGTAATAGGATGGCATTGGCATGATTAAAACCAAAGTCCTGCCCGATTGCAACATCGTCATAGTCATTCAAGTTGAGTGATATGTCAGCCACATCCCAGTTGTGCAATATAAGACCGCCTATCTCGCCCCATTCGCCAAGTCCATATATCTGATAACCTTCAGGATCAACTTCTTTTCGCCGTTCCATCCTTCGGTGATAGGCTTCATCAATGAACCTGTTCTGTAAATATGTTGAACTATGTGTCAAGACATCAGGATCACGTCTATCAAAAAAGACCTTCTTAATCCAGTGGCTTTTATTAACCGGATTGAATGTCATTCTAATTTGATAAAACTGTCCTTCCGGTAACTCGCCACGCAATCTATCATCAATAATCTCCAAGTCTGCCTGTGTAAACTCTGTGGCTTCCTCAAGCCATACATCTGTAAGCTTACCTCTTGGGAAAGTGATTGACTTAAGCTTCTCACGCTGTCTATCGTCATTCATGCCCCTGAATATGATCTGATTTCCGTTAGGCTTGAATGTAAGCATAAGTGGCGACTTATTCACCTGCCAATACTTATCGTACTTGTCACCAAACATCTTATACAAAGCTCCTGTAAGCTCTGCAAAGGTGCTGTCTCTATTCGTAATGTCTGACTTACGCATTGCCACAAGGTTTCTTCCCTTATCCTTCATTAGCCTTAGGATGTAGTGCTGTGCAGTGTCAACACTCTTTCCAGAGCCTGCCGAGCCTTTCATGACAATATATCTCTTCCTGCTTCTGTCAACTTCCTTGAAACAGGGATTCATCTTGACATTTATATTCATACTGCATCACATCCTTCAAATTTCACAGGCAGCCAGCTTCTTCAAATGCTTTTATCATCTTTGGGAACTGAATCGCAATCCAATCAACCATCTCTTCATTTCTCGCCCATCCACATTCAGGGACAGAAGAATCACCCTGCAAACCTGATTCATTAAGAAAAGCATGAATGATCTCATGTCTCAATGTCCTTTTTGTTTGAAGTTTCTGTTCATCCTCTGACATGGTGCCAAAAAACTCTTCCTCTGATGCGTCACCAATCAATATTTCGTGCGTAAGATCATTGCATGACCCACACCAGTGATGTTTTTTTAACAACTCACATTCTGATATCTTAACAATCTCAATGCTGTATTCTGTGCCTAATACATTAACCCTATTCATTCTCATCTCCATAATCAATACTGATATTCAGGTCCATATCTGCTTCAACCTCAACCTTATCCTTAAACATCCCTAAATGCCTTCCAAGAAGTTCAAGATTTGACTTCTTGTCACACATCCTGACTTCTCTTTCAGTTCCATACTCTGTCGGTTTTATCTTCACAGACTGTATACAAGCAAGATCTTCCTTTGTTGCTGTCTCTTTTACTTGTGCAGTGTTAAGATCAATCACATCATCAATGTTCACAAATGCCATCTTTGCAATTTCCATCAGAACACGATCTTGATTAATTCCTGTTCTTTTTGACCTTATTGCCATTTTAACTGCAATCACTTCCTGAACCTTAACATTTGCTAACAATCTTGAAGCCTGTTCACATGCTGTCTTTGGAGAATATCCTGCCCTTATAGCTGCTTGTGTGGCATTAAGGTCAATCAGGTATTCGTCACAAAACCTCTGCTGTTTTGCCGTTAATTTTGCCATCACAATCACCTTCTTCCAAACAAAAAGCCTGCCAGTAAAGGAGGTCTAAACCTGGCAGGCAAAAGAAAAAGGAACAACCCAATGGCAAGAGCTGTTCCCTTATAAATCATATTAATATACTTTTTTCAAAGCTTATCATAACATCTATCAAGTGCTTCTACAATATACAAAAAAGTCACAGACGAACATTTTTTAACACTTTTTTACAAAAAAGTCACAGACGAACATTTTTTAACACTTTTTAAATTGTCAGCTTCACTTTCCTCTTATTTTTCTTTTTCGTATTCTCATCACTGAGTATACTGCAAGAATATTCACAGTAGTGTTTTTTCATTCTGTCAAGTATCTCTTCCCCATTGGCATTACACATCATCCCAAACCATGGGGAACAAAAAAATCTTTCACTATCAAAGTACAACCTTGTTGCATTGCAAATCTTATTTGCCATGCGACTTGTAGTTGCTTCAGCCTTTAAATATTTCAGCCCATATTCATAATCCTTTATGGCCTGTGTTATTATTGCACTTATCAATAAACCTGCAACCCTTTCGTTGAGGTTATCGTATGTTTCCATTCTATATTTTCCTTCCGTCTAATATCTCCTGAAGGTGCTTCAAAGCCCGGCCATGGATTGTAGTAACCCATGAATATGCCTTATTGTAGTCTCCGGATATCTCTTTAAATCCTCTATACTGTATGTATATCTTATGAAGGACATCATATTCCAATGTAGGGAGCTGCTCTATAGTTCTGATAACTTCACTCTTTATCTGCATCATCTTGCCGATATCAGTGTCTATTTCACGCTGAATATCCACATATCTGTTGACAGCCTCAGCCATCTTCTGCTGATTTGTAGAGGTCTGTACCCTATCTGTTCCATCCATAGGTGCAGTTGATGATGTAGCTATTGCCATCCACTGTTCAAGCTCTGCCTGCTTATTTGATATCATCCTATCAATCTTTTCTACCTGCTCAAGATATTCCTTTGCTCTCATTCTTCTCATACCACCTTCCAAATACTCAATCTATATGTTACTACTTATACAAAACATAACTGCCCAGCAGCTTCTTCCCCTATCCGCATGTTGGGCGTTCTCTTTCCTATGCATAGCTCTTCTTTTGCTGTATTCTTATGTCCAGGAGTTCCACCTGTCTTAAATATTCTTTTGCTTTCACCGACCACATCTCCTTATTTGTTTTCTCTGATTGAGAATTCAATGCCTGTCTCTTCTTTCAATGCTTCGATAAAATCATCCCAGACTACATTTCCATCACATAAGCACTCTGTTTTTAAATTGAATCTGTCAAAGAACTGCTTAATCCGTTTCTGTCCAAACCCAAATTCATCCCTAAGCACCATACAGCTCATGATCAGAACGCAGTCTATAGTGTTCATTTTAATTTTATATACTGTTTCGTCAAGCTGCTGTTGGCTGATTTCCAGTGGGACAAACATTGCTCTCCTTGTCGCAAGTTCTTTTCTTGCTTCATCTATGCCTTTGTCTTCTATCAGCTTCATGATCCAGATTGCACCAGCCATCCTTGCCTCATGGAGTTTTCTATCTGATTTAGCCATCTATTCCACCTCTTTCACATCGTTCAAATTCTATTACCCATACCCACGGATTTGCATTCCATCCGTAGCGATCAATGTCGGTTTTCTTGATTGTGCTATCCCATATTTCCATAAATTTATCAAATTCGTCATAGCCCTCATCCGGACAAACATCACATCCAAATGTGGCGTTACATCCTCTGCAATTTGATGGATATATTCCCTCTGCAATACATCCATCTTCTGTAATATCCTGCAACCGCTCCACCCTCACATCCGTAACTTTAAGCCAAATACGTGCGGCTTCTTTCGGCATGTGGATGGATGGGTGCCACTTCGCGTCTCCGCGTATTTCATCTGTTGCCCGATACATGTAGCAACCACAAGTTTTATCCAAAACGCTTTTCTTTGGTTCTTTGGGGCAATTTCCTCTTTCGTCTCCATCACAGTTCCAACATTCAAAACGCTCCCATGTTTCCCGAACGTACAGGATATCTCCCGGCTGATACGGCGGTTTTACATATTGAATTGCTCCGCCGTGTTCATTTGCCCCGAATCCAAAAGAGCCAATATTTTTTCTTCCTGTGCTGCCGTTTACATATCCGAGAAGATGTATGTGTTTTTTATCTGGCTGCGGTTTGATAATTCTTCTCGTACAGCTCTTTCTCCCGCCCAGAACCGCCCGAGCCATCTCTGTATTAAACAATATTGGTCTTATACTCATTCGTCGTTCCTCCCTAATAACTCTGGATTGTCAAATACATTGCCGATAATTTCTATATCAACCATATGAATCCAATAACCCAAATCTTTTCTGTAATTTTTAGTATACTTTCCCGACCAATCTACATAAAATCCGATATGCTCTGCTTTTGTGCTATCAAAACAGTTTTGATAGCTGCCATATCTAATTGGTGTGCACGCATCACTGAAGAAATCTTTTACAATATCATTCTCCCAAATCAGCTTGCCGTTCTTATCTTTCAAGCCTGTGCATTGGCAGATTGTGGATGGGTCTACTTCAATCATATCAGGAATATCATTTGTCATTCCCCAGAGAATATATCTCTTTTCCCAAATGCCATACAAATAACCTTGCACCCATTCTCTATTATCAATCCTCTTTGCTTTGAATAAATATCTATCTTCCATATTCTCTCCTATTCCGCTTCTGATTGAAGCCATTGCAATATACCATTTGTACAAGATTCTTTCATACATAAACCTTCAAGTTCGTAAGCACATTGCCCACACGTATCTTTAGCATTAATCCATTCTGCCAACTCTTCATCCGACATATTCCTTATTCTGTCGGCGTTGGTTTTTGGCTTGCTTTCCATTATGAATTTTTGTATCAAAGCATGGTCTTTATCCATAATTGATAAATACTCTTTGCTGTCGCTTTTTTGATAGATGATTACTGTATCTTTATCTTTTTTTGCTCTTAAAATTTCATATGGATTTTTAGATGTTGGCGAAATCATATATCCCTGTTTTTCAAGCCAGCTTTCAAAATCTTTTAATTTGTTCATGTGTAATAATACTCTAATTGCCATTGTTCACCGCATCCTCCCAATCTAATTTCTGACCACAATTGGCACAATATCTATCATCAACCTGTTCAGTGCCACAATTAGGACATTTCCCATATCTGCTTTTAATTAAGGTACTGTGTGGGTAGAAGCTATATTTTTTCACCTTGGTCTTTTTTGCTATCTGTTTTTCAAGTGCCTTGATCGCCATATCAAATGCCTTTCCGTCATCGTCCGTATGGGCATAATGCGAATATCTATAATCTCTTGATGCCTTTATTCTGGCTATTGCCTCTCTTTCTTCCATATCCAGCTTCTCCTTTCCTTGATTTTGTATGTATTTGGAAATATAATAATCATAAATATGCCAATAACATTTTTACTTACTTTATTTATTTCATGCTGTTCCGTCATTTTGGAACGCAAACTGAACGAAAATTTAACTTTTAAATTTACAGTTTCAGGAGGTACAATAATGACAATTTATAATTTTATTAAAAAGCTTATACTGGGCGCAGGTGTGTGCGGGTTTTGCGTTTGGAACCATGCGGCAGGAGCAGGTGGTAAGTAAAAAATTTGGGCACCGAGGGGTTCAAATCCCCTCAAACCCGTTACACAAAACACAACTGTCCATTCTCTTCTTCGCCTATCCTCATGTTTGGCATCCTTTTTCTTACACAAAGCTCTGGAAGATTCGACCTCACCATCGCCGCCGGTATAGGTGGACAAACTGCATTCCCACATCTCTTAACCTGTTCACTTCTTGAATATGTCTTACCTGTGCTGTCATGATCAATTATGTAGTCATCCGGGAAGCCTTGGCAACCGTACAGTTCCCTTGGCTCCAACATCCTAAGTCCAATATCCACTATCTGATACTGTTCGCCTTTGATGGTCACAAGTCCGAACCGGTCTCTTGATGTCACTGTGTCAAGTGGCTGTTCAATGTCCTGTCCAGTACCTTCACCATAGTACTTAATCAGAAACGCTCTAACCTCTCCGAAGTGCCCGGCTGATGTAGTCACTGTATGTAGCGGCTCTCTTTCATCC